GCAGCTTGTTCAGACCGAAAAAATCGCGCTCTAACAGACTGGTGTAACCGTGAACAAATGACGCTTTAAGACCAGGATATTTGCGCTTGACTAATTTCTCGATGCGGGCATCCTCAATGACATTGAGGAAGTTGCGAAATTTCTGACCACGGTCGTGACCAGCTTCATGCCAGCCAGCCGGAGGAGTATAAAGAGCGTGACCGACTTCGTGACCCATTAACAGGTCATATAAGTAACCATCCATGTCCTTCCAAATCGGGCACTGAAGCACACGATCTTTGACATTGAATCGCGCAGTGCGGATATTCAAATGCTCAACGATAATGTTCTCGGTCGCCATAAGCTTCGCGAGAATTGATTTGCTACCAGTGTTTTCGTGTGACATTCTACAGACGTTCTTTGATTCTAGAAAAGTATTTTACGCTTATTCTACCACAAAGTAAAGCTTTATATTGTCTTGATAATCAATGAGTTACGGAGAGGCGGTGCAACCTCTTGATTCTCATTGAGTTCTTCTGGCATTTGCATCTTCTTTTTCTCTGCCAAGATCACTTTCTGAGTGGCGGCAGCGATTAAATCCTGCTTCCTCTGTTGAAGTCTCTGCTGCTCTAGCAATTTGAGATTCTTCTTGACTTTTTGCTTGCAACGATCCAAAACTATTTGATGGACTTTTTCAGTCATCAACATACCATCCAAATGATCATATTCATGTAGAATGATGCGCGCAGACAATCCAGTAAATGTTTCTTCTTTTGCTACGCCATCCATATCTTGATATTTGATCTTGACTGTCGCTGGGCGTTTGATTGGGAGAAACAACCCAGGAAAAGTTAGACACCCTTCATTGAATCTTTCTTCACCAGTCACTTCCACAATTTCCGGATTGAAGAACGCATATGCAACTGCGTTATTTCCTGATCCCTGAGATCCAATCACAAAAACGCGGTGTGATAGTCCAACCTGATTAGCAGCCAGTCCAACACCATTATGTTCACGCATTGCTTCAATCAAGGACACCGCAATATTACGGGCAGCAGGAATTCCTGCCGTGGCAAAATCAAATGGAACTAACTTCTCTTTTAGAATTGGATTGGATTGGTCAACCAGTTTATATTCTTCATATTCATAGGTTGAGCCATTGAGATATTTGATCTTCGTATTCTTACGAAGCTCCTTTGGCTTACTCTCAATAATATTGATGCTAAAATCACTCATGTGTCTCTCGCTTATGGTGTAGAAATTCTAGAGAAGTTTTTTATCTTCTCAAATCGTATCACAGATCTAAATTTATCTATGAGGATATCTCCCTTGTGGGAAATAACAAACACGTTACATTCTGTTCCCAGAGTATTAAGTAGTTTCATAAATTCTTCTGTTCCTGTAATGTCTAGGGAACTATCAAACACTTCATCTAATATTAATAGATTGGTGTTCATACTATTCTTCAGTTTGGCAATTGCTCTCCAAGTGAACAATAGAGCCAAGTCAATGCGCATCTTTTCTCCTTCGGAGAAATTCTCATAAGAGAAGGCATCGCGATGACGAGACTTTATCGTCTCTTTAAATTCATCATTGATTTCAAAATTTACGAAGAAGTCCATTGCCGCAAGATACTTGTTGACTAATTTATTTATCACAGGTAAATATTGCTTGATAATCTTTGTCTTGATTCCATTATCCTTCAGAAGCGTTGCAGCAACGTCAAAATATTGTTTGATGTCACTTGTATCTCTACGACGATTCTGGAGATCTTCTAGATCCTTAACAAGCTGTTCAGATACTGCGGTCATATCATCGCTAAGAACTTTCTTATTGACCAACTTCAAAATTTCACATTGCAGATTTGCCATATATTTTTGAATTTGTGCCATTGATGCATTTATTCTAGTCAATTCAGAATTGTGATCATGAATCTTTTTCTGAACTGCTCTAATCTCCAACAAACGAGTATTGTGTTTGTCTTGCTGTTCATTCAATTGATCTAATCCGGAGCGAATCTCATGGATATGAGTATTGCTCTTTTCTATGGCTTGTTTCTTAAATGTTGGATCCAATATCTGTCTACATGTTGGACAATCATCGTGCGTTATATAAAATTCTAATTCTTTGTCTAATTTCTTAGACTTAGTTTCCATCTTCGTTTCAAAGGATGAAAGTTTCTTTAATTTATCTACTATACTAGACTCGTCAAGGATCTGTTTAATTAATGATTCAATGTGGCGTTGAATCAGCTTGACTTCTGATTGTAGTTTCTTAATGTGATCTTCATTCTCCACATGTTCTTTGTTCTTCTTTTCTACTTGATCACCATGAGACTTGCGTGCTTCCTCAACATACTTCTTCTGCATTTCGATCTTAGCAAGTGTATTGTCCATATTGGTCTTTAGATCTATCGCCATTTGCTTAATAGCATTCAAACGAGTCTTTACAATCATATTCATAGATGAAAAGATCTTGATGTCAAGTAGCTCCTCAATGATGGCTCTGCGGTCAGATGCCTGTAATTGCATAAATGGAATAAATGAGGAACTACCAAGAATCACTATCTGAGTGAATGCCTTGTAGTTAAATTTCAGGATATGAGATTCGAGATGTTCCTGATAATCTTTGGCAGCGGCTGATTGATCCATCAATACATCATTGCAGTAGATACTAAAGACTGCTGGCTTTAATCCGCGGACCACTTTATATTCTTTAGTGCCGATACGAAATTCTACTTCAACAAGACAATCACGATCATTGATTGTATTAATGATGTTTGGCTTGTTTATGTTACGGAATGGCTTTCCAAAGAGCGCGAATGTCAGCGCATCTAAAATAGTAGATTTGCCAGCGCCGTTGGTTCCAATGACCAACGTGTTTGGTGATTTATCCAAAAGCACTTCTGTGAAACCATTGCCAGTCGACAAAAAATTCATCCATCTCAACTTACGAAAATATATCATAATGTTTCTAGGTTCTGTGCCTCTATGTAAATCTCACGGAGGATATTCTTAAGCTTTGGTTTGTCTAATCCCAATTCTACCCCATCAATATATTTGTCTAGGATAGTTATCGTATCATCTGATTGATCTACAATATCATCGTCATTAAGACTATTGTATTCGGTGAAATCTTCTACAATGGTTACATCTAATGGTTGAACCTTATATAGAGCATCCATGAAGTGGTCGAATAAAACTAAATTGGTCTTCACAGCAACAACAACTTTTACCATTACATTATGGTAGATTGACCAGTCACGCTCGGCGACCGTCTCTAGTGTTTCAGTTTCATCATTGTATACAATCTTATGAAACATGCGATACGGATTTTCAATGAACTCTAGTTCTCGTGTTTCGGTATCTAGAATATGGAATCCACGCTTGTCATTATAATCTGCCCAAGTTATCTCGTAAGTATTACCCAAATAGAAGATATGTCCATCAGTAGACTTATGGTGAAAATGTCCTGTGTATACAGTTTCAAATTTCTTGAATGATTCACGCTGCATACCTGTATAGCAGATATTTCCTCTATCCATTTCAAATCCCGCAACTTCTAAGTGCCCCATCGCAATCTGTGCAGGAGATTTATCCATAAAGTCTGTTGTGGATTTAAAGTTACTAGCATTGATCCAAGGAATCAAAGCCACTGGTAGATTACCAAGAGTTATATCTTGCGCTTCTGAAACTATGTGTATATTATCCGAATGACCGAATAATTCTTCGACTGCATTTACTTCATTGGTGTTACGATACGGAACATCATGATTTCCTACCAACACATACATAGTAACTGGCATTTTACGAATGCGGTCTACAAATCGTGTGCGGAGAGAATGTAATGTGGCATAATTAATAAACTTGCGACGATCTACAACGTCGCCAAGATGTACTATATGCGTAATTTTCTGTTCGATGATATATGGGAAAAAAGTCTCTTCCCAAAATCTAAAGAAGAATTCATTAAATGCCGTACTGTCTGCGCGGGCACCCCAATGAGTGTCTGTGATCAAAGCTACTTTCACAGATAAACTCTCACTAAGATCTTTGCTTTGTAACAGATATTCATCATATCTGAAGTTCCTCTTCCGCCAGGAAAAGCGCACAATTTATCTATACCACTCTTCAACATTTCTCTATTGCGTATAGGACCAGCAGATTTTCCATGCTTTTCCCAATCCGCAACGAAGCCACCTTCCTTATGATCTATGCCGCGTTCTTTTGCCCAACTACGAGCTAGAGCATCGGCACCGTCAGCATCGCCTACGACAAGATACATTTCAAGACCTTTGGATTTGACATTGTTTAGAGTAGAATCCAAAGCTTTATATACAACTTCTTTATCCGTATAATCTCGTCCACCAGTAACACCAATTCTAGCTATTCTACTCATCTTTTACTCATCTCTGGGATACGTGATCAAATCTTACACAGGTTATATTATACTATGTAATTTTGATTTAGTAAAGGTCGGTTTATTTTGCATCCTCTGCTGTATCTTCACCCATGAACAATTCCAGCTTTGATTTCTTTTCCTTTTTCTTCTTTCGCTTTGTTTCTTCATAGTTACCAATGAATTCGCTGATATTGGCATACATCTCAAATTGAGTTGTCGTCCCATCCTCGTTCTCAGTTGCTTCCATATCTCCGAGAATTCCAAATTGTTCTGTGACTTTATACTTTGCATACAGCTGCTTCTTTTCCTTGTGAATCCTACGAAGGAAAGCATAATAGATAATTTGTGTAAAATATGCAAATGGATTCTTTGACTTCTTTGGATCAAAATTATCGAAATATAGAATACAATTCTCTATTCCATCTCCTACCATCTCATCTCTGAAAGTGTATTGATTGAAATTGGGTTTATGCGAAAGATTCTCCGCGATCAATAATAGACACTTCCCCACATATTCAGGGACTTTAGGTTTATCGTTTCTGTCTCGCTTTGCTTCCTTGCAGTCCTTTTTGTACTGTACGATTGCTTTGAGTAAATCTGCGTTATTAACGTAGTGTGATGTTTTTGCCATGATATATGTAATTCCTGTTTACTTTTACTAAAAATAGTGTTATACTCAGTGTGTCGGCTTTGATGTGAAAGCTTTAGAACTTATAACACTTAGTGATTCACTAGTGACTGAGATCTTTCTTCCCGCGAACTCCGAAGTCTAGAATGTTGGTTCCTTTCAGATCTGAACCTTTTGGAATTGACGAAGCAACTGCTTTTGGCTTTCTTGTAAAAGCCATTTCACACATCCCCTCATAGTAGTCCTGAATGTCTGGTTCAAGATCATTCATCATGAGAAGATTATCCATCTTTATTTCTGCTGTGTTCCCTAATGCTATTCCCTGTGGAATCCATGGATACATTATTAGAGTTTGCCTTCCCTCTTCAATTTCCAATTGATTCAAAATCAACATAGGATTTTTTACGATAAAACTTAATTTTGTTTTCTTTGTGATTTCGGCAATGAGATCGTCGCCGCTCAATAGACGAATGAAATAGACCTTCTTTGGTTTATTTTTCTTGGGAACATCTGGTGTTGCTTTGGTCATCTGTAACTCCTATTTTAATTCTATTGTGTAATTTGAAATCTTGAATTGCTCAGATCTATAAATTTTTACACGTTCAGCAAAATGTTTCAGCGTGTAATTTACAAAGCCATCTATGCGGAGATCATCAGAGATATCATATAGAGTCATCGATGTCTTAGTATCACCCATTCGTAGTCCACGACCAATAGATTGAAGGACACGAATTTTGGATTTGCTTGGTGACGCGAATATAATATTATGTAGGTTGCGGATATTAACGCCAGTAGAAAATACACCATATGATGCTACAATAATTGCATCAGTTTCTTTTTCCACTATTGTCCTAACGGATTCTCTATCCTCTACATCTGTGCCGCCATGAATGTAAAAAATTTGGCGATTTGAAGCTGCCTTTTCTTTAATTAGTTGTTGTAATAGTTCCCCATGTTTTTCAACATACTGGAATAGCAAGAGAGTATTACCATTAAGTGATAAAGCTAGATTGCGCAAAAATTTATTGCGCGCAGAGGAACCTATGAGATAGTCTATTTCTACTTGGTATGCTTTGTCTTTTGTTTTACGAAGTATATTACATATGTCCTGAGGATGCCTGAGGATAAGACACTTGATTTGAAGGTCAGCTGCTTGTTTTTCATCTATCATCTTCTTTGTTGTTGTTAATTTTGAGACGGGACCGAAGAATCCTTCTACAGTCAATTTGTGCACTTCCCAGTTATCTAATGTTCCTGTTGTGCCGATTCTATATTGAGCATTCACCAATTTGGTCATGATTGCTTTCAAAGAATTTGCCTTGAAAGTATGTGCTTCATCACCAATCACAAAATCAAACTTAGTAAAGAAATTTGGGTTCTCGGCTATCTTCATATCATAGATAGATTGCCATGTAGATATAGTAATAGGAACAGTAATGTTTTTATTCTGTCCCTGATATATCTTATGAGTATGCTTCTCTGCATCCCATGATGAATCCGCATAGTCTATAAAATCTTTCTGCATTTGCTCCACGAGTCCAATCGTAGGCACGATTATTAGACCCCTACTACAATCATGTGATAATAGATAACGACATATGGCATAGATCATGAAAGACTTGCCGCTCGCCGTAGGAGAAAGCATTAGCATCCGCTTGTAGCGAATAGCCTTGGCTAGTCCAGTGATCTGATAGTCACGTGCCTCTAGGAGCTTCCCTCTTGATGTGATCTTGAGGGAGTCAATATATTCTTTCGCTTCTTCTAAAGAGAAGTTGTTCATGAGTCCAAGATTTTTCTCAAACTCAATTTTATATTTGCGTTCTACAGCAAATGAAATTAGATAGCGTATCAAACCACTATAGAGTTGTTTCGTCTTCTTATTGAAGAGACGAATTTTACCATCCCAATGTCTTGCCTTGAAGCTAGGACTCCATTCATGGTCTGGTGCCATGAAAGTGAAATATTGATATATTTCTTCTGATACATGATCAGGGCAAAATATCTTTATGTAAACTTCATTGACTTTGGCTACGAGAATTTCTGACATTATTGCCCTTGAATAAATTTCTCATAATCAACAAATGTCTTCAATTGCCAAGTTCTATTATTAATCTCTTTCATAACCATGCCGCAGAAGTTTACTCCTTCTTCGTGCAGGGCTATTCTTGATTTGATATTTGTAAGATCCGTATCAGCATCAAGATATACACCAATGTCTCCTTTGAGGACAAAGCGAAACGGCTCCCAACCTCTGCGATCCAATTCAGCTTGATCTAATTTTCCGTTATAATATTCCCACTTGACTTTTTTCAAAGCATTGTAGGATATATTCTTTGCTTTGATAGCAAGGGAGTGAGCAACTAGTTGGCGCGCATACTTAGCGTGAAGATTCGGAATTTTGAGAAGTTCTCTCGCTGGTTCAGTATCATTCACTCTAGCATCAATTTCCCATTGCTTAACAAGTTCTTCTAACGGTAGTGGATTCATAATTCAAATATCATAGCTAACACAGAGTACTATTATACTCTATTTCATAGTAAATGTAAAGCTTTTTAGAATCTAAGTATGGAATAATTCATGAAGCGGAACGTCACTGTCGCTGTCATGATAGCTTCTGCAGATTCAGCAGTGCTGAAATTTAGGCTTCCGATGTTGATTGGGAATAAATCTACAAACTTGACTTGTAATATTGGATTGTTCTTATTGGTGTAAACTGTAATCATAGCATCGCTATATTGACCACCATTGGCTGCTGTCGCGCCTAATTGAATGCGTTGCTGTAATGGAAGATTTTTGTATTGATCTGACGTTTCTGGGAATCCAAGACCTTTCATCCAATCAACAATAGTAGTCCATGCATATAGATCTTCATCAACCAAAAAGGACACTTCTAAATTATCATAGACAATCTTATCACCGGCGACAGGAACATCAATCAATGGATTCTGTTGAACAGCTTCTCCAAGAGTCATTCCTGGTATATTACAAGCAGTACAGAAGAAGGTTAAATTTGGTAGACGATCAAAACTCAATAAGAACTTTGATGGCTGCGCCAAATTTTGATTGCTTGGATTTGTAGAGATACCCATTATTGATTCCTGATGTTATTATTCCAATGCTGATGCTCTAGGTAAACCTGACCCAAAAACTCTTTTGATCCAGAAGTTGTTTCCAA